ACCCAATGGTCGGCTCTAACAATAAATTTTGCAATCTGCTCATCACTGGCTTTTCTGCCAAGCTTGTCCATTCTGTTATGAAGCCAAACCTCGCACGCTTCTTCAAATTCTTCGTCAATCATCAAGCAACCCTTCAATAAACGCGTCTACAGCCTCGCTAGCAAGCAAAAACCCGCCAGCCAATAGCGATATAGCCAAAATAATAATTTCAGCCGTAATGACTATTGTGGTGCGTATTAGCGTAATCATTTCAATCCTGTGCTACCAAAGCCGCCCATACCTCGATCAGACTCAGGCAGCTCTGTAACCACCATAAACTTCGCCCTAATCACTGGACAAATTACAGCCTGCGCTATCCGTTGCTGCGGCTCAATTTTGAATGGGGTTTCCGATGTGTTGTAAAGAATTACGCCCACTTCTCCCCTAAATGAACTATCTACGGTCCCTGGAGAGTTTAATACACCAACTCCATTTCTTAACGCAGTACCAGAGCGTGGTCTTACTTGCAGTTCACAACCATCCGGCACAGCCACGGCAAGACCAGTCTTAATCAGCAGCACTTGATAAGGATATAGCCACTTCTCAGACTCAATGTCTGCGCGTAAATCAAAACCAGAATCAGTTGCATGTTCGTACTCTGGCACACGGGCGGTTTTGCTTAAAAGTTTAATTTGTAGAATCATCGTTTAAAGCCCTCAATTTCTTCGTTTGTTAGCGGTGTTGCGTAGTACCACGGTACCCCTCTTATATCTGAAAACTCGCGATTTTGTTCTGAATTGTATTTAACTATTACAGATATTACATTTTTGTTATATGGGTTTGTATTACTGTCATCTACCCAACATAAAACACCTTTCTCAGGTATGTTTTCATACCATTCAGGTTCTTTTTTTTTAGGCGGTATACTAAGCCTTCGTTCCAAGATGGAATTGTTTTTATCCACTTACCATAACTGTTTTGAACTTCAATCTCAGCCCCTTCAGCCCAAGCAATTATTAAGTCTGCGTGTTTGTGTCGTTTAGACATTTTTGACCTCTCGTTAATCCTCGTTTGAAAGGGGCTACCAGAACGGCCAACGAGGGATAAAGCCTGACCACAAAGTTGCGAACTTATGGTTTCTGGTAGTGGGTTAAATCATATCACCTTGTTTAAAAATAATCTTGCCATCTTTCTCAACCTTTACAGCTTTTGGCTGCCCAAAAGTTTTAGCAAGCTCTTTCACAAAATCTTTAATGTCTTTATCGACTTCTTGCCATTGTTCTTGTTTCGTTTTCATATTACCTCAGCCTCACTACCTCACCCCTCACCCCTATATAGGGGGGTGAGGTGAGGTGAGGTTGTAAATAAAGGCCAAACCTCACTACCTCACCTCACTATAACCTCACTGAGGTTTTAAGGTGAGGTTATCCAAATATAATTACCATCTTGCATAATAAGTGATTGTTTTTGAAGTGATTTTAAAGCGCCTTCCATTTTTCGCCATCTGTTTTTATCGGTTAAAAACTCAAAAACATAGGCTTTAAGCACTTCAATGTTCACAACAACCTCATCACTGCCTAAAATTGTTCTTCCATTGCCTGTTTCGCCTCTTTCTGACAATGCAATTTCAATACAATCATAAACAATTTTGTCATTTCCTTTTAATTCAATGTCTTTTTCTGCTGCGCCTATATATTCAAGATAGACACTGGTAACTTGTTTTTCATCATCTTCATCATAAAAAATTTCCCCGTTTAAATCGACCTGCTTAATGCCAAAACGAACATCCGAACCGCCTTCAAAATCCTTTGATTTAGTACAAGTCATAACACTACTCATACCTTCTTTGCTAATACAAAACTCGGCATCCATAGCGGCTTTTATAGCGCTTGAACCTCTAGCTCTTGTTTTGTCACCATGCCCGCTATGGTGAACAAGCACGATTGCGCAACCTAGCTTTTCAATTAACAGCTCAATACATTTGAAAAACTTAGCCATATCATCCGATTTGTTTTCATCACCGACCATGTTTCTGTGTAATGTATCTATAAATACAACAGCAGGCACAATTTCCATGTCTTCAATAATCTTTGTAATTGCCAGCGCTTCTTTTTCATCGAGTAAATTAACCGACCGCTGACTAAAAAAGATATTTTCTGGCGATTGGTCATATTTTTGACTTAAAGCCTGCATACGCAGCGTTAAACCTCGATGCCCTTCCCCTGCAATATAAACCACCTGTTCTTGTTGCTTTACCTTATGCCCGTGCCAGTTAATCCCGTTGCCAATACAGAACGCCCAGTCCAAGGCAAATAAGGATTTACCTGCGCCTGACTCACCAAACAATAGGTTACTACTGCCACGCTCAATTAAGCCCTTGATTAACCAATCCGGCTTTTTAACAGATGCCATCATTTCGCCAACAGATATAAATAACCCTGTTGTGCGCTCTTGGTACTCATCAGATAAAAATGCAACAGGCCATTGCCATCCCTGCATTTCAGCGTAATGCGCCAACGTGCCAAGGGTCACGGGTCGCTCAGATTTTCCGAACGAATCCCAGCGTTTAGACAATTGTTTACTGTCTGGGTATTTAGCGCCCTTGGCTGACCATGCGTCCCATATTTCAAACCCTGCGCCATTTGTGGAATGATGGATTGCCATCCCGCATCTAACCCACGTTTCATAGTCACAGTCAGGAGATATGTGCGCAAGCATCCCTGTAATGTCGTTGTCAGTGACATCAATTTGTCTATCGTTAATGGATGTTCTATGCGTTTCCGGTCTAGCTAATAAAGCAACTAATTCTGGTGGCGCTAAGGCAATATCATCCGGCGCACCTTCCAGCAGCTCATAACGTGCACCACTGGCATGTAAAGACCCTGCGCCGACCACATAACCCGATGATTTAAAATCAATGCCAGGATAGGCTGTGAGTTTTGTTTGTAACGAAACACCTGCTGGCGCTTTAAAATAAAGATGCCGACTACCACCACCAGAGCCTGTGCGGACAATCATGGCAGATGATAATAAAGCGCCGTTCAAATCCTCGTTTAGCTGCTGGTATGATTCAACACCGCCGTTCCTGGCGTCTATATCAACGACAATAAATCCATTGCATAAAACACCAAATCCCGTGTCAAAATGCCCTGCTAACTCCATCGCTGTTAACTGGTCATCGTCCCATTCTGGCGTGTGCTGCCAGCCTTTTGATATTGGGTGCTTATAAGGCGCTTGGCATTTTGGATTATCACAAAGACAAATCCCATTTTCATCAGCACCGTATAGACCAAATATCTTAAAACCAGCATCTTGATACTGGCGGTAAATCATAAAGACTCCAGATAATCGCTTAGTTTTTTAACAGCGCTATAAGGCGGCTCAGCATAACGCTCATTGCATAACTTCCAAATTGACATGTATGGAAGCCCTGTGGCTCTTGATACTTCCATCAAATTCATTGGGCGTAGCTTTTGTAGTATTTGGTCAAGTGTTAACATTTGTTATCCTCGTGGTAAAAAAATATGTTGCAATAATAAATTGTTTGCGTACAATGTGCAACCAGAAAGAGATTTTTAACCCAATGAGGAGAAAGCCATGAGCCTTTTAAGCTCTATTGAAAAACCGAAAGACCGCGCAGTTATCTGCACAATCACTGGTGATGCAGGTTTAGGTAAAACTAGCTTAGCAGCCACATTCCCAAAGCCTATATTTATCCGAGCAGAGGATGGATTACAGGCAATACCACAAAGCACTCGTCCTGACGCTTTTCCAGTTATACAAAGTGTGGATTCTTTGTGGGAACAGTTAACAGCCCTTGTTAAAGAAGACCATGACTATAAAACACTGGTCATTGATTCAGTCACCCAGTTAGACACTATATTTTCTACCAATATCGTAGAAACAGACCCTAAGAAGCCACGCACGATAGCGCAGGCATTGGGCGGTTATGGCGCAGGATTCCAAGCTTTGTCATCAATGCACGGCAGGGTCAGGAAAGCCGCTGGTGTGCTTAACGAACGCAAGAATATGAATGTTGTATTTATTGCACACGCTGAGACAGAAACGATTGAGCTGCCAGATGCTGACCCGTATACACGTTATAACATTCGTATGCAGAAAAAGTCTGTCAGCCACTATATTGATAATGTTGACTTGGTTGGCTTTATGAAACTGGAAACATTTACTCAAGGCGATGGCGAGCGTAAAAAAGCGTATTCAGATGGCACACGACTGCTTGTCACATACGCCACGGCTGCCAACATCAGCAAAAACAGATTTGGAATTACCGAAGACATTATCGTCAACAATGGCGAAAACCCATTAATTACTTTTATCCCAACATTAGGAGAATAAACATGTCATTTTTTTCATTATCAGATAACACCACATTAGAAACAACCGGCTCTTTTGAAGCTGCGCCAATGATTGACGTAATTCCTAACGATACAAGTTGTTTAGCGATGATTGAGGAAGCAGGCTGGGCGCAATATGAGGGGGATGAATACATCAATCTGCGCTGGACAGTTGTTGAGCCTGCCATTTATAAGAATCGCAAGATTTTCCAAAAGGTACGCGTTTATGACGTTGATGCGAAAAAAGCAGACAAGGCTAAACGGATGCTTGCAGCCATTGATGCTAACGCAGGTGGCAAGTTAGTTGCTTCAGGTGAAGAGCCAACCGACATGGCTATGGCTAAATCCTTATTAAACAAACCAATGATTATCAAAGTAATGGTCTGGGAAATGGGCGACAGGAAAGGAAACTGGGTGTCTGCGGTAGCGCCAAGACAAAATAAAGCAGCTAAACCTGCACCTGCCTTAGTTGCTGACATTGATGAAGATATAGATTTTTAATTTTCATGGTTGCCAAGGATGGCTTTTTTTAAGGGGGATTTATGGAACAGCGAACAGAAGAATGGTTTAACGCAAGAAAAGGACGGATTACAGCGTCAAATGTTGGCGCTATCTTGGGCGTGTCGCCGTACAAATCACCAGACAATGTTATGCGCGACATGGTGAATGAATATCAAGGAATTAAACACAAATTTAAGGGCAACGCCGCTACTAATTACGGCACATATAACGAGCCAATTGCGTTAGCAGATTATGAGTTTGAATACGAACCCGTTGAAAAATGCGGATTTTTTACAAAAGGTTTGGCATTTGGCGCAAGCCCTGATGGGTTGATTGGCTTGGAGGGATTAATAGAAATTAAATGCCCTTACTGGCTTCGTGATAACCCAAAACCTGAATTTAAATCAATTGACGAGCAGCCTTATTACTATGCACAAATACAATTTCAACTTTATTGCACTGATAGACAATATTGTCAGTTTTATCAATGGTCAGCGTTTGGGCATAAGCTGGAAACTGTGTGGGCAAGTCAAGAATGGGTGGATGAGAACATTCCTAAGCTTGTCGATTTTTATGCAAGTTATTTAGAAAATAGAGAAATCTTAAATGCTGCGTGATTATCAACAAGCAGCCCATGATGCTGCTATAGACTGGATGCGCAAGTATACAGAGCCGTGCGTATTGGAATTGCCTACTGGGGCAGGCAAAAGCCATGTTATAGCAGCCATAGCTAATACGCTGCATAAGATAAGCAAAGGCAAACATATATTGTGCTTACAGCCGTCCAAGGAGCTGCTGGAACAGAATTCAGATAAATACAAAGCAACCGGCAATGATTGTTCATTGTTTAGCGCCAGCATAGGCCAGACATGTTTAAAACACCCTGTGGTTTTTGGAACAGAGCAGACAGTAAAGAATCGGTTGCATCGGTTTGGTAATCAGTTCTGCGCCGTGGTGTTGGATGAAGCGCACCGCATAACGCCTACCATTAAAGACATTATTAAAACTCTGCAAGAACATAACCCACGGCTTAGGGTTATAGGATTATCTGCTACGCCCTACCGACTTGGAGAAGGCTATATTTACCGCCAAAACGAGCAGGGCAGGGCAACAGGGCATGATGGGTATTTTGTGAGCCGTGTTTATTCATTAAGCGCTAGATATTTAATTGATCAAGGCTATTTAACGCAGCCGGTGGTAGGTGCGATTAATTCGGGTCATTATGAAACCACCCACATGGAATTAAATAAGATGGGTAAGTTCAACAAAAATGACGTTGATAAGGCTTACCATGGGCGAGGGAGGTTAACAGCGTCTATTGTTGCTGATATTGTGGCACATGCGTATGACAGGCAAGGTGTGATGATATTTGCAGCCACCGTGCAACACGCCCAAGAAGTCATGGAAAGTCTGCCATGGGGGAAATCTGCAATTATTACTGGCAACACGCCTAAAGCTGAGCGCGAAGCCATACTACATCGGTTTAAACATAAGTGCTTAAAGTATCTGGTTAATGTTGCAGTGTTAACCACTGGCTTTGATGCACCGCATGTCGATGTGATTGCAATATTAAGAGCGACGGAATCGGCTGCATTATTGCAGCAGATAATAGGCCGTGGGTTGCGTATATCGCCTGAAAAAGAAAACTGTTTGGTTTTGGATTACGCGCAAAATATAGAGCGCCATTGCCCAGATGGAGATTTATTTAACCCAGAGATTGAAGATAAGCAGCACCAGTCTGGTG